TAGTTAAAATAAAAGCAGGTTTAAATCCTGTATAAACAAATGCACCATCAGAGGATTGTCCATTACCAGTATAAGCACCAAACTTACTGTAACCAGTTTTACTAGCAAAAACATAAGCAATATATTCATCACCATTTTGATTTGTTCTTCCAGAATTTCCTGCTACAAAATGTGTAGCATCATCATTATCACCACCACCAACATAAAAACTTCCATTTCTTGCATCTTCTGCATTTAATTGTAAATGATAATCACTTTTTATTGGAGAAAAACCTCCTCTTACAATCCAACTTTCTGATGTACCTAATCGTTTAATAATAATATAATCTGGCTTTACTCCTAACCCATGTGTAACTTTTGTATATTGACCATTACTAATTTCAGAATTTCTACCTGTGTATTTAACTATAGAAAAACCTGCTGTAGTATTTGCTCTATAAGTACAAGCATTTATTGCACCATTACCACTACCAGAAGCAGAAACAGATGTGTTGCTATCTCCTGCTTTCCAGTTCCAAGAAACTATATTATTACCACTACCATTTGCACTTGTACCAGAACCAACACTAAAACCATCACTATCAAAACTTGTTAAAGTATTTGTACCAGTATCTTGAGCCGCAGTACTATCTGAGTAAATTCTTTTTGTTGCACCTCTTAATGCATCAAATAGTTGATGTGATGTAGCAACACTTCTATTTTTGTTCCAACAAAAATCAGGTTGAAATCCAACACCAGTAATTGATTGTGTAGAACCATTACCAGTGTAAAGTTTAGTATTAAAATAATCTGTGTGTTTATTAATTGTTGTGTAATTTGCCATTATAAGTTTAATCCTTTCGTTGATAAAGCTGTGTAGCCTTGTGGACAATCAAATTCAAAAATCCCATTTCCACTTGCGTTAGTTCCTGCACTAGATACTGCTGTTGTGCTATAAGTTTGTGAACCAAAACTACCACTTGC